AGGTCCTTGATTGAACTGAATGGACCGGCTGTGTTTGCATCAGTCGAGTCGGCTTTTTCCGCAGTCGTTTGCATTCTAGCATCTGCAAAAACTATTCCGTCCTCTGTGGTCTGATCTGTTTTGTCAACAAGTTCCCATGCCGCCCCTGTTGTAGTTACTGCAACTTGGTTGGATGTGTTTGTTGAACTCAATGTTGCCGCTGTGTTGTACTTGTAAAGTTTTGGATAGTTTTCCAAGTCACTTGTATCAATCCATAAGTCATTGTTCACAAGTGCTGTACCATCCGACTGTGTAGTCGGTGCTGTAGCACTGAACTGTGGACCATTTGGATCCGTGTCTGAGTACGCTGTTTTGTATCCAACGAAAGTTGTTCCGTTGTGTGCCATGATGTCCGCTTCATCGATTACCGTGCTGTACCAAAGCGTTCCGTCTGCTGGTTCACTTGTTGGTGCACTTGTGGAAGCAGTGTAGCTCAATCTCTTGAAGTTTGAAGCCACCATCGCATTGTTGGCAGATGAGTCTAATGATTCTCCTGTTGGAGCGTCATATAGATTGTCAATCAATGTAGAGCTGTTTGCTGTGTATGATCCATAACTGTGTGCAGTCGTTGTGCTGAAACCTGCATCTGCTAATGGAGTACCTACAGTGTCTACCATTCTGAACTCGCCGCCCAGTTTGTGTTTGATCTGGATAGCACCTTTGTGTTCACCTGATGTGATAACTGATGCTTCTAGGTTAGTGAAGTTTGCTGTTGAGAATGCAGTGACAAAGTCGTCTGCATCACCTAAAGTTGAACCATCACCTGATATCATTGTAACAGTTTTAGCCGCGTTCAATGCCTCTTGATTTTTAATTGATTCTTGAACAACGAATTTTTCACCTGCTGTGAAACTTGGGAAAGTTGTCTTCGATCGGATGATCGTTTCACCACCCTCGTATCTGAAGATTTGGAAGTCACCCACGTTGTTAGTCGTGTCCGCTCCACCCAGGTCATTCGCTGTCATACTCTCTTCAGTTACGTTGAACTGAACGTACAAGTCACCTGCTGATAAGTTTGCTCCACCACCTGCGGCATCTAAGTTGAAGATTGCCTGATGGTTGTTAGCATAAAGTGGCGAAGCCACTTGGCTAAATGAGCCTGCTGATGTGCTGTAAAGTTTAGATATGATGTTTGCACCTGAGTTTGCACTTGTTGTCTTGAACCAAACAGAACCGTTAGGTCTGTTCTCGTCTGCAGTCTTCCAAGTTGGTCTGTCAGTGTGTTTTGCTTGTAGGAATTTAGGTCCGTTGTAAACACCTGTTGTTATTCCTAAACTTGCTAACATTCCTGTGCCTTCATTAAATCTGATTGTTCCTGCTCCGCCAGTTGAGTCACCTGCAAATTGACCATTGTGGAAAATTTCTAAGTTACCTGTAACTGAGTTAACACTTGCTGTAACGTTAGTGACGTTAGAACCAATTGCTGTTGCAACGTTAGCCAATGATGTACCTGATACTGTAATAGTTACATCGTTCATTACCATTGTGTGCCCGTCAGTTACTGTTGTACCTGAAGCAACTGTGATTATTGGTAAAGCGGCGTGCCATGCACTTGATCCTACATGGTTCCATTCGTTACTTGCGTTTTTCTTGTAAATCTTGTTTGTAACATGCGTTGTGTTTATAGCATAACTGCCGATGTTTCCAACGTTTTGTTTTGGAGCACCTGTTGACACGTTTCCTACCAGGTCAGAAACTGAAGTAATCAATATTGGAGTTATTGCTGTGAAAGTTTGGTTAGTCTGTGACCACTCAAATAATCCATAAGAGCTTGATGCAAGGTCAAACCAATATGTGCCATCTGCCGGCGCCGCCGTCGGTGCCGAAGCACTTCCAACTAATTCCGCTGTGTTCACGTTAGCTCTAAGTACGAATGCTCTGTTGGCAATTCCTAAGAAACTGTATGCCGCTTGTAGTCCATACTCGTTCAATTCATATCCATTTAATGAATTTCCTGAAGCGTCTGTGTAAAATTTCGGATCTCCGAAAGTCTCTGTTAATTCTCTTTGTGATGATATCAAATAAGCAGTGTTGGCGTTAGCAGACTGTGTTCCTGTCGCAGTTCCGTCTCCTGCTCCGTTTTGTTTATCCTGTGATGATGCTACTATGAATAGTGGTGTAGTACCAGCATCTGATGGTACGTAGAAACTTTCATTTATTACTGAAACCTCTACTCCTGGTGATGTTAATGTTGCCATTTTTCGTATTCTCCTTGCAAGTTGTACGTATACTAGAGTTATTTATTCAATCATACGGTTTTGTTGACATAATTTACCATTTTCTAGGTGCCTATATAGGGAACGTAAATACAATTATGCAGTACAAAAACAGACCATTGTGCAAATCATGTAAGGCCAAACCCAGAGCATACGCTTACAAGCGGTACGATAAGGTTTACTGGCGTACACTTTGTGACACCTGCATCAGGAAAAAAGCAGGTAAAAAGATAGGTGGTGTGACTGCCCTGCAAAGATCTGGATATAAGAAAAAGAGAAAATGTGAAACGTGCGGATTCAAAGCACAGAGTCAAAGTCAACTTGATGTGTTTTTCGTAGATGGAGATATGAGGAATACTGTGGCTACTAATCTAAAAACTATTTGCGCCAATTGCCAACGGTTGCAAGGGATCAGACGACTTGGATGGAGAATGGGTGATCTTGTTGTTGATGATTAAGTCATCTATTTTTTGATATAGTTCATTCTTGTCACCGTTGTTTTCGATAACGAAATCAAATTCTTCTTTGGCCCATGCATATTCTGATGAATGCACACCTGTTGGCTCAATGTTCCCTTCAATATAGTTTGTAAACCACTCTGGATCTTGTCCTCTTTTTACACGAATAATTTTGCCACCCTGTGCCCTTATCTGCGTAACTTCGTTTGGAAACCTCACATCTGCTATCACTGTGTTCTGTCCTTTATACCTTCCCATACAACTGTCTACCCATATTCCATCATACATTCTCCCACGCATGACTTCCGTTCCGAAGTATTGTAACACCCATCGAGGCGTTACTGGTTTGCCAAACTTTTCACTCCAAAATTTGTCTGGTTGTTCACGCCAATGTCTGCTTGATTCTGTGTCTCCTTCCAACATGTCTCTATCCCAATTGAACATGGATGCTACCGCATCTTTCAAACTTTTTGCGAAACTGTCTTTTTGATATCCATGTTTTTCTACAAGTCTGTCAGAGACAGTGCCTTTACCAGAACCTATTAAACCTACTATACCTACAAGCATAGTGTTATTATACTATTTTTTTAGACGTTTTTCAATCTCTTTTATTGCTTCTGCAACAGAATGTAATATTTGATTCCTGAGGCTTTTTTTCTTTTCTTTAAGTGCCTTGATGCTCAAATTTTCTAGTTCAACGACCACTTCTTCCAGTTCGTCTAGTGTGAGATCAGAGTAATTTTTATAGTTGGAATCTTTCATGTCTGCGTATTTAAATGTGGATTATTGGTTATTAACCAATAACAAAACTGTGTGGTGTGCCACCTTCTGAGTAGTTGCCAATTTCTGCTTCAAGTCGTTCCATCTCTTGCATACCCTGTTGTTTCAGTTCTGAACCGTTTAATGTGGTTCCTCCCTGTGGACCTGCGATTTGCTGGAACTTACCTCTTGCTTCCCCAATCATTACCTTAGACACCGCAAGTGTGTAGTCTCTGATCCAAGGCTTGGAATAGATGTCTTTGAATAGTGTTATGTCTGGTCTGAAGTTATCGGTGTGCATTAGAACTGTTTCATTGTCAGCTCTCGGCTTTTGAGTTATAGTCAATTTTTTTGTTGCAACATCAAAGTGAAACTGTATAAAACTACCAAACAATTTACCTACAAGTTCTTGATATGATGCAAAGGCATAATAAGTTGCAAGTCCACCTGTGGCACCTGCTCTAAGAAGATAGGTATTAGTGTATGCTAAATTGAAAGGTTCAAATAGTGTACCACCTTCTCCGCCCTCGGTCCTTGATCCAACTGTCCTTCTGTGTAGACTTCTCACATTTATGATTTCATCTGGCAAGATGTATGTGTTTTGATCTTTCTTCAATTCCAAAAACGCATAGGATTCTTCGACAGCATTAGACGATCTCTGTCTAAATTTGTTAATTGCTCGTTCTAGTGCCGTTTGATAGTGTTTTGGGTCTAATTCAACGTCAATCATCCCATCACCTAGATTATTTTTTACGTAATCGAATATCTCTTGCTGACCTGTTTGTAGTTCTGACATACTCATATTTATAGCCTTTGGCTAGGCAATAAATATGTGTGATATGCCAAGATTATCCATTTTTAAGCCTGAAAAAGGCAATGACTACAAATTCTTCGATCGCAACATAAAGGAGATGTTCACGGTTGGAGGCACAGATCTGCACCTACACAAATACCTTGGTCCATACGATCAGGGAGATACCAATAAGGACGGAGCGGCATCGCCAACATTGCCTAGTTATGCAGACAGCGAAGTTAATGAAACGACAATTCAGG